TACTTGCAATTGGTTCTTTAAGTTTTGATAATTGACATTATTTTTGCGTACAACTGGTTCTCTATATTCTTTTGTTGCAGCGCCGGCTAGTACTATAGCTGAACCAGTGTTGCGGGAATTTGTGTCATATCCGGTCCATAATCCGTTTGTTACGCGACCTGCATAGTCTAACACTACACTGTCAACGCTGGCTGTCTGTGTGATCCCTTCATTAAATTTATAGTATACTCCCAAATCAGCATTGGAGATATCGCTATTAGCGCCACCACCAACATTAACAAAGTAATTTAGTCCGATATCTCTTTGGTTCCGGCTTGTTTTCCAAAATCTAAATTCATCAATCGAAGCGCTAAGAGTACCAGCGCCGGCAGGTGCCGAAGAACTAACTGGGGAAGTCATTAATGCACCGATTCGAGCTAACATACTATCAGTTGTTATTTCCCCAATAGATTTATCTGCATAATCATTGGTATCGTTCAAATCACTATTGACATATAGCTTGGATATGAATGTGCTCCCAGAGTTATAGAACCTGAAGGCATAATGTGCCCAATCTTGAAGCGAAGCAGTTGTTAAATCTTCTCCGATCACTTCATGTTGAATTGAGGCTGAAATTGTTCCCGACTGGACTGTGATTAAAAACGGACTGGCGCCGGCTGTGCCGTCGAGTTCGATAGTTAATCTTCCGTAATCTGTCGAGGAACTTAATTCATTATTCCACAAATCAAAGATTACTTCTTTTTCAGTATCAGTGGTATCAAATGCGTTCTTTTTGAGCCAAAATTCTACTGTAACACCGGTGTCGAAATTAGATTTTAAGTTTGACTGTCTTGTTCCGGTGCCGTAATCAGTTGGCAAGCCGGCTTTTGTATATATTGCTGTGTCATAAATGTTAGCGTGCTGGTATTTGTTGCTTTTAGGGTTAGGAGATAGGCTGACTAAAGATCCGGCAGATCCGCTGTGTGGTCCTCCGGTAAATCCGATATACTCAGTTGACGCTGCGGCTGGGATTCCATAACCATCGTACGGCATACTGGTGAAGGTTATACCATTCGCACCTAATATAGCAAATCCGTTGTATCTTGGATAAAGATTGTCGAGGATGTACTGCTCTGGGGCAAACAGCTTGTTATAGAATTCGTTCTTCTCGGCGTCTGAGCCATCGTAAGGGTAATAATCAGCAATACGATCCAACGCACCACTATAATACAACTCTGCTGAGCCAAATTTTACAAAGTTGCGCGGATTAGAGAAGTCGATCTGCGGGACAAATGTATCTTTTTCTGTTTTTAACTGTTCTAAGTTGCGAACAGACTCAACGTCCTGAAACGCCTCCTTTTCGGTAGCGTAATCTGCGTAATTTCTGGAGCCTTCGCGGCTTTTATCAAATAGTTTTTTTATGCTCATCTGATTTTAACTCTAGTTTTCAACTCTGAATCTAAATTCTTGTCTTTGTTCTTTCCAAGTATTCATTCTACTATCATAAAAGGAAAATTTAAACTTATATTCGTACCCCGGCTCCAATAATTTCATATCAAAGTCAAAATAGTTTCCTGAAACATCATACGAAAGACCAGTGTGGAACTCGGATCCGGTACCATAAGGCACTACTTCTGAATTGTCAAGTGTTCTAATAATCCTATAAGAAGCACTATAAATGTTAGTAGTCTCGATATCTTCCGATGCCTTCGTGTATATTGTCGGATTCCAGTTCTTGTGTCTTACAAAAAGGTTCATTCTCGCTGTCTCGTTTGAGCGGTACATGTTAGCCAAGTTCGTTATATTTATGTAATACACAGGTTCTTTTGTGGTCTCTCTTGCATTGAAAGTAAGAGGATCGACACTGCCTGTGCTAAACTCTATAGTCCCGCTGTGCCACACATCGTACAGGGTGGTGATCGAAGATGATTCAATACCTATAGAGCAAGAGTAAATTCCGGTCGATACATGACCGCCAGTCATGTTGGTTTCGCCGTCGTACAGTGCTAGTTTAGAACCGGAAGGGCTTGAGTTATCTGAAGAACCAGAATACAAGCTGACACGAATCAGACCAGTTCCGATTGAGGGAATGTCTGTGAGTCTCCCGCGAATAAAGTTATATAAATATAATGTGTTCAAGTTATCGCTTGCCGGTGCAAGTGAGCTACTAAAATAGAACTCTCCTCGATCATCACGGCGTGCACTATCCCATCGAGCTTCAATTGTCGGTCTTTTATAGAAGTATTGACTACCTCTTGCAAAGAATCGTTTTGTATAATACGACTCCTTTGAACCGGTTGTGTTACTCAGCACGCTGCCGGAGTTCCACGGCTCAGCAGAGCCCGACCAATAGGCTTCGAAACTTTTAGATAAGTGAACACCCACTCCATAGTTTGGTGTAGTGCCTGCTATCCATTGCTCAACAAGTTCTGAAATATCTACTTCAAGATCTTCGAGACCTGTTTCGAATCTTTGTTCACCCATTATCGATAGAGAACTAGTGATGTAGTCTCCACCAACCATTCCCCATGAGGAGGTATTGGATGCTTTTATCCAATTGGCGCCGGGATTACCCTTTGTTAAATCTTTATACCCATTCAGATCCAACCCCTCACCTTCTTGCCAGGATTGTGAAACAGGCAGCACAACAAGGTTGAAGCCGCGCGGGACAGTTCTGGAGTGGGGAGCATTGTGCAATTTTAAGTAAAAACTTACACTTCCGCTATCAGGTAAGACTCCCGCCGTTCTATCTGACGATAATTCATCAATCGGAAATTTTACTAATATTCTAGAAAGTTCTTGCGAAGCTTGATATGTTGAACTGGTAGCTTGTTGTCTTCCGTAAATTGAGAATGTCTCAAGAACATCTGCTTGTCCGGTATTTGCACCGGTTCCACGAGTTCGTAGATTGAGTTGATAAGCACTAACTATAGTTGTATCTGCTGAAGCAGTATATCTCACTAACATTATCTAACTTTTCCTTTGATATCTGTTGCTGGGAACTTAATTTCAAAAATTGCGTTCTTAGGACACACAAGGTAACTTCCATCAGGAGATAAGTTCTTTTCTATCATAAAGTCAAGATATGAATATTGACCACCTGTCTTAGTGTTAAGTTTAACCTTAATGACGTCAAGTATATTTGTTTCTTTTTTGAGTTCAGAATATATGTCACTAATATAGATTGGTTCTCCAATGAAAAATCCTTCTGAGAATTTTTGTTTTAAACGCTGGATTGCTGAGGCTAACGCATCTGATTTATCGGCGCCGGCGACAGTCTTAATAACAAAATCGATTCCAATGTTTATGATATATGTGTCCAATATATCTACTGTATCATTAATCATCCTGTGTTGATTGAGCCAGGTTTTCATGTTGTTTTTAATAGTTGAGTTTGTTTGAATTAATTTGGTGGAGGTATCTTCTGAAATTACGTATAGATTTATATTTCTTTTCTGAGAATCTTGATCTTTCTGAGCGCTGACTCTTTTTACCGAACCAAATTTTGCCGGCATTCTTTGTGCAAGGCTTTCATAATCAGTCTGTGTAACTGCTCGGTTTTGTGTTGGAAAAGTATCATAAATTCTACGTTTGATTTCTGAAGTTGATGGGTTTGTAACGTCGCCTGTGATCGGCGTTTCGTTTGAAACTTCAAGAGAACCATTTACTTCAGCAACTGTTACTGCACTAAGTGACGCTCTATCATTGTAATTCAATTTTGCGTACGCTACTTTATTCAAAGAGCCGACCGATACGTTGGAGTTCATCGGATTTGTTGTTCTGTATACTACAGTAAGGGTTGTGTTTGCTGGAACAATTCCAAAACTTTTATTTTTTGATATCCTGGTGGGGTCAAATGAGGAGTCGGTCACATACGTCTTTCCAAATACATCCATAGCTACTTGTTGTGGGTTTGCTACTATATCTGATTGTGTATCATCTCCACTTCCAAATTGCAAACTTGTTCCAACATTTGTTGTCTCAACAACAAACTTTCTAGATACAAGAATAGGCTTCAATATCGATGGAACATTGTCATTTTTGTAATTGTGGTTTGGCATTTCTTTGAATACCATATCTTGGGAAAGATACTCGACTTCATAATATTCATTTCCTTCAGTATCATATACAGATATGACTTCAGATAAATTCGACACATTCAATGGGACTCTTCTAAATCTTTCATACGCGCCAACAATAACTTCTGTTTGAGAGAAATCTCCTGATACTACGTTACCATACGCTTTTATAGCATAGTGTGTTGGGGCACCAGTTGAATTATTAACCCTGGCTACCACAACATCATGCTTTGAATCTGCAAAATCTATATTTTCAGTCAATACGAACGACAAGCCAGTTGAAGATGTAAAGGATGTTCCTCTTGACATAATTGGAATATATGCCGTGTCTGGTCCCATACCACTAGAGTTAGCTGGTATCATGACGTATACAGCAACCTCTCCGAATGTGGATGGTCGACCGGGATCTTTATAACCTAACACTCTACCATGACGAAGTACGTTGCCAAGCTGGTACGAAGTATCTAGGAAAGTTTCGTTGATGTTGTAGTCAAGGTGAAGAGACATCTGATCACCAACATATGCTACAGCATCGATCATCATAGCACCAAAAGATGCTTCACTAAAATCTTGGAATGTGTCGGGATAAAATCTTTCCGCTAATTCAATAAGATCCTGCCTAATACCCGAATATTCTCTATGGGTATAATTTATTGGTAGGCTCTTTTTCTGATCGTCTGACATAATATATCCTCAAACTAAATAGTAAATTCTAACAAATCACTCACGCCTATATTCGGAATAGAGTATTCTATTCTAAAAGCCATGGAATTGGTATCCGGATCAAGCGCATAAAAATCTATATTATATATTGTTACACCGGGCATATATTTCTCTACTTGAGAGTTGATTGCTTGTGTTATTTTCGGTTGAATGTTTTCAGAAAAATTAGAAAATAAATATTGCTGTATTCCTGCTCCAAATTCTGGATCCATTACCCTTTCGCCTGGATTAGTTAGTATTAACATTTTTAAATTTTGCTTAACAGACTCAGACAAACTCTTCAACATTGTGAAGCCATCGCCCGAATC